TAAGGACCAAACAACAGCTGCTCAAAACGGTATCTATGTTTTAACAACTGTAGGCTCAGGTTCAGCAAATTGGGTTTTAACAAGAGCAACTCCTGAAGACCAACCTGCTGAATTATCAGGTGGCTCATTTGTATTCGTAGAAGAAGGTACTGCTAACGGAGATAACGGTTATGTATTTACACACACAGGCGCTCCAACTTTTGGTACAACTGCTTTAGATGTAACACAATTCTCTGGCGCAGGTCAGATAACTGCTGGTGCAGCTTTAACTAAATCAGGTAACCAAATGGATGTTGCAGTTGACGATAGTTCAGTAGAAGTAAACGCAGACGCATTAAGAGTTAAAGCATTAGGTATTACAAACTCAATGTTAGCAGGTAGTATTGACGGTGCAAAGATAGAAAACTTTACATTTACAGATGAAAGTTCTACACAAGGTGCAGTTCAAATAGGTAACCCTATGGAATTTTTAGCAGGTGAGGGTTTAAATACAACTGCTTCAGGTAACAAATTAACAATTGCTGGTGAATTAGCAAGTACATCAAATATAGGTGTTGCTAAATTTAGTTCAGACAATTTTCAGGTCTCATCTGGTGATGTGACCGTAACAACAGTTGACGGAGGTTCATTCTAATGAAACTATGGACAAAAATTAAAAACTTAATTACAAGACCTTATATGAAGCCTCTTGTATTAAAAGACGAAATAGACACATCTTTAAAAACTTTAAAAACAAAAACTAAAACTGAATTAGAAAAATTAGGTAGAAAAATTGGTGTAGAGTTAGATAAAAGATTTACTAAAGATAAATTAATTAAACAAATTAGAAAACATTGTAAATAATGCCAACGGTAATAAAACCAAAAAGAAGTGAAGTAGCAAGTTCAATACCATCAGCAAGTTCATTATCAGTTGGTGAAATTGCAATGAATGTTACTGACGGAAAGTTTTATACAAAAACATCTGGTAATGTTGTTAAGGAAATGGGTGGTGCTGGTTCAATTACACTTCAAAATGTTGTAACAAATGGTGCAACCGTAGGAAATGATATTACTTTAGATGGTGCAAATTTAATTTTTGAGGGTTATCAAGCAAACGCATATGAAACAACTTTAACGGTTGCAGAGCCAACACAAGATAGAACGGTAACTTTACCAGACGCAACAGGTGTTGTAGCGCTTGATGGTGACGCATTAGCATATTCAATAGTATTCGGAGGATAAAGTGGCAAGTACATTTAAAAATCAAGGTGCAACTTTATCAGCAGGTACAGAAACAGATTTTTACACAGCGCCTGGCGGAACATACTCTGTTATTCATGCGTTGTATATAACTAACAAAAGTTCTACTAATATTGGTAAATGTGATGTAAAAGTTACAACTGACGGTGGTTCAACTTTTTATCATGTAGCAAAAGGTACTGAAATACCTGTAAACAACACATTAACTATGGATAAACCAATAAATTTAGAACCAGGGGATAAAATAAGAGTTTTAGCATTAGCAAATCCAGACTCATCAGCAATTGATATGGAAGCTTACGCTAGTATTTTAGAGGTATCGTAAGATGGCATTACTTAAAGAATTAACATCAACAGAAACAGCAGCTGCACATGGTAAAGTTTTTCATGGATTAAGAAGAACACCTGAGGGTATGTTGTATCTTACAACAATTAACCCTAACTCTAGTGATAAACATGATATTCAATTTTCAGATTTCTTTGAACCAGGTAAATCAGATTTAGTACCAAAAGATGGTTCAACAGATTATACAGACGAAAGATTAGAATTATTTAATGTTCAGTATTTTACTGGCGATAACTCAACTGTATCATTTACTTTGAATGCTAATGATATTAAACCAGAGAATGTGGCTGTATTTAAAGATGGTGTTAGAATGACAGCTTATTCTGATTATAATATTTCAGGAACATCTTTGTCATTTACATTAAAACCAGTAAATAATAGTTCAATATCAATAGGACAGATAAATAAAAGATACAAAAACAACGATAGCGATAGATACCAACAATTTGTATATGATGATAATTCTACGAGTAGTTATCATATAAATAGTAATGGAGATTTGGTAAGAAGAAGAAATAATGCCGATACAAAATCTGTAATAACAGACGATTTTGATACATTTGAGGCTTCATCAACAATAAATTCTACTTCTTGGCAGAGCGCAGTATAGGAATATAAATGGCAGATTTTAAACTAGGACGACTTAAATTTAAATGGAGAGGTGATTGGGCAGTTTCAACAGCTTATGTTGTTGATGACATTATAAAGTATGGTGGTAACACATACACCGTAGTTTTAAACCACACTTCACAATCAAGCATATCAGGATTTTATACAGATATAGCAAAATATTCTTTACATACAGAGGGTTTATTTTTTAAAGGAGATTGGGCTGCCTCTACTTTTTATAGACTAAATGACCTTGTAAAATACGGTGCTTTTCAATATAGAACAACTACTCAACATACATCACACTCTTCAAACTTTGACCCTAGCAAATTTGAAGTATATGGTGAGGGCTTTCAATTTGAAGATTCTTATAACGCAAGCACAACTTACCAAGATGGTGATGTAGTAACATATGGTGGATATTCATATGTTTATATCAATACAACACCAGCTTCAGGACAAACACCAACAGACAACACATATTGGGATGTCCTTACAACAGGTTTCAAAGCATTAGGTGAGTATTCACACGGAACAACTTACAAAACAGGTGATACAATTCAATATGGTGGTAATAACTATGTTGCTATTGCTAATCACACAAACCAATATCCTTCAAACACAAACGGAACGGTAAACTCAACTTATTGGGTAAAAAACATAGAAGGTTTTAATTATAGAAACGCATATAGTAATACAACAGTATATAATATTGGTGATGTTGTTAGATACACTTCATCAACTTATGTGATGTTAAAAGACAGAATAACAAATGTTACTCCAGGCACAGACGGTACATCATGGCAATTAATTGCACAAGGTGATACAGGTGCTGTAATGAGTACAAGAGGTGATATGATTATACAAGACGCCTCTCAAGCTCAAAGATTAGCAATTGGTGTTTCAGGTTCTGTTTTAACAACTGACGGCACAGACCCTAAATGGTCAAACGCTGAAGGTAAAAATGTTTACTATGTTGCAAACTCTGGAAATGATACAAATCCAGGTTCTCAATATTTACCATTTAAAACAATTAAATATGCATTAGGTCAAGCAACTTCAGGAGATATTGTTGACTTTACTAGTATATCAGGTGGTACTGGTGGAACACCATCAACTTATGATGTAACACAATCAGCTACAACTGGTTCAGGAACAGGAGCTCAAGTAAGAGTTATAACGGATGGTTCATCAACACCTACCGTTTCACTAATTAGTGGTGGTACAGGACATGCAGCTGGCGATACGGTAACTTTTGCAGGTGCAGGTATGGGTGGTTCTTCAAACATGACAATATCTGTCGTGTCTGCTTCTGTTGGTGATGTTATCTATGTTAAAAACGGAGTTTACAGAGAAAGTTTACCTTTAAGAATTCCACCTGGCGTAACGGTACAAGGTGAATCTTTAAGAGGTACAGAGGTAAGACCTGCTACAGGTACAGGTCATCAAATTAAAACGGTTTCAATTACAACGGATGTAAGTAGTGCTAGTAATGGTACATATTCATTTATTCATCCAAACGCAACATCAGGAAGTGGTGTAGCTTCTTCAGCAGTATTTACGGTTACGATTACAAACGGTATCGCAACTGATGGTTCAGTTGTAGTACATAATGGTGGTTGTGGATTTGCAGTTAATGATACAATAACTATACCAGCTGCTTCAGTTGGTAATGGTGGTGATTTAGTATTAACGGTAACAGCGTTAGAAAACAATGACGCTTCAAACATGTTCTTACTAAACAATACTACAAACCTTGTACAAATGTCAATGAAAGGTTTATCAGGAACACCAGGTGCTGGTGGTACTGGAAAAGCCGCAGTTACTTCATTAGACCCTAGTGGTTCAATTACAACTACTTCGCCTTATGTACAAAATTGTTCATCTGTTAATACAGGTGCTACAGGTATTCAAATTGATGGTAATTTACATAGTGCAGGTAACAAATCTATTCTTGGAAATGACTTCACACAAATAAACTCCGATGGTCGTGGTGTTCACGCATTGGCAGGTGGTCGTGGTGAAATGGTTTCTATATTCACATATTATTGTGATAAATCTTTCTTTGCAGAAACAGGTGGTTTTATCAGAGGTTTAAATTGTTCATCTGCTTATGGTGAAAAAGGTGCTGAGGCAGACGGAAATTTATCATCTGAAACGGCAGTTAATTTAAAAACAAGAGGTAGACAACTTGCATATGCGGCTGATACTTTTGTAGGAACAGCTACAGAGTCAGACTTGGTAGATATGATAAGTGTATCTGGTTCAGGTACTGCTACGGTAACAGGTGTTACTTCAGGTGCAACTGCTAGAGTATTCAGAGTTAACATATCATTAGATTTAGTTCACATAGATACTATTACAGGTACTTTCCAAAATAATGAAGTATTAACTTTTACAAAAGAAAACTCTTCAACATTCCAAGTTAAATCGTCTACTTCAAATGCATTTAAAGACCAAGAAGGTGCTTTAATAGCAGTTAAATCATTTGGTACCAATCTAAACACAACTGGTGTAATCAAACTTGGTGCTAGTGTTAAGTTTACAGGTGATAATAAGTATTACAGAGTATCTGCTGTATCAGAGGAAAATACTACTACTCAAACAGCATTAATTAGATTAACAGAAGCAGTATTACTATCGGCTGCTAAAGCAGATGATACGGCTTTTGATTTAAGAACAAAATTTTCAAACATACGATTAACAGGTCATGACTTCCTAAGCATAGGTACTGGTGATATCGGAACATCAAATTATCCAGGTGGTCCATCACAACCGGCTGACCAATCAGACGAAGTAAATGAATTAAATGGTGGTCGTGTTTACTTTACATCAACTGACCAAGACGGTGACTTTAGAGTTGGTGATTTATTTAGAATTCAACAGGCAACTGGTGTTGCAACATTGAACGCAGACGCATTTGACCTTTCAGGTTTAAGTCAATTACAATTAGGTTCTATTGGTGCAGAATTAGGTGCTACTATTAATGAATTTAGTACAGACGAAACATTTTCTGGTGACGCAAATACAGCAGTACCAACTGAAAGAGCAGTTAGAGGTTTCTTAACAAGAGATAACATGGGTACAGGTAGTTTTGTACCTCCAACTGGTACAACTGCTGAAAGACCAGGTTCGGCTTTAACAGGTGGTTTAAGATACAATACAGATTTAACAACTTGGGAAGGCTATAATGGTTCAGTATGGACAGGTTTAGGTGGCGGTAATCCATGGGCGACATTAACTGCTGATGGTTCTTCAACCTTTACCATAGCTGCAAGTGATAGAAAATTTGTAGATACAACTACACATACAATTACGATTAATTTACCTGCTTCACCATTATCTGGTGATATGGTTAGAATATTAGATTTAGCAGGAACATTTGGTACAAATAATTGTACTATTGGTAGAAACGGAAATAAAATTATGAACGCAACCTCTGATATGACGATTACTAGAAATAATGCAAGTTTTGGATTAGTTTATACTGGTTCAACTTATGGCTGGAAATTAGTAGAGGTTTCATAGTATATAAAATAAATAATTATGTGTCTTAATAAAAGGCATAAATATTATAAATAGTTGAAAGACTAGAGGAATAAATGGCAAATTTAAGAAGTTATACAGATAGAGCAGAAATTTACGGATTTATTTTATCTGATTCGGATTCTGACGGAGTTGCTGATACTATACAAGTTACTACAACTAATGGTGGTAATGATAGTATAAATTCAACAACATATAATAGCTTTGATGATGTTATTTACGCAACAACAGGATTAACATTTTCACTTAACGCAAGTGGACATTTAATAGCAACGATAGTTTAGGAGAATAAATGGCAACAATTGATTTAGGAAAAGTCGCATTTGTATTTAAAGGTACATATGCAGGCGGAACAAGTTATGAAAATAAAGACGCAGTAGCTTATACTGACGGTGCCGAAACATCAACTTACCTATACATAAATGCTACGGCAGCTGCAGGTCAAACTCCTTCAACAGGTGGTACGGTAAACACAACTTACTGGACAAAAATTGCTAGTGGTACTTCTTTAGCTGTAGGTAATAATAAACTTGTATCAACAGATGGTAGTGGTAATGCAGTAGGAACATCTTTAGGTACGGCTGGACAAGCACTTAAAGTTAATTCAGGTGCTAACGGATTAGAATTTGGTGAAGTTTCAGGTGGTTTATTACAAATTAAAAGATTTCACTATACAGGAACACAAAATATTAATAATTCTAGTTATACTGATACAAATGTTGCAGTAGCAATAACACCAACAGCAGCAGATAGTCATTTTTGGATACAAGCTTACATTGCTCACGGTGTACAAAACCATGACGCAAATGGTATGTTTAATATTAAAGATAGTGCAACAGGTAACAGAATTTTTACAGACCCGAGCAATAGTTCAAGTGGTACTAACGAGGGTTATATGTCAAACTGCTGGTCTCACGGTTCAGACGGTAGCGCAGACAACTACCATGTTGGTCAATCATTTGTTGGTGGAATGTATAATCCGGCAAGTAATAGTTCATCTGCTAGAACATTTACGGTTCAAGCAAAAACACACCAACAATCTAGTTTAGAAATAAGAATTAACGGTGTTGCTGAATCTGGTCAAACTGGCCACATGATACAACACAGCTCAATTATTGAAGTGTGGGAAATCGCTAACTCAATTTATAGTTAAGAAAAAAAGGAAATATAAAAATGGCAACAAACTTTATGCAAGGAGAACCTACTATATCAGACGCTATTAAAGAAATTAACGCTGACGCTAAGTTTAAATTTAATGATGAAGATGTTACTACAATTGAATGGTTAGACGGCACAGCGGCTATTTCTGCTTCTGACATAAATGCTAAGAAAGCTGAGTTAAAAACAACTTGGGATTCTAAAGCATATGCAAGAACAAGAAGGCAATCTTATAGACCAACAGGTTATGGACCTCAACTTGACATGTTATGGCATGACATAGATGATGGTAAATTCGGTGATGACGCTAAAACAGGTACTTTTTATACATACATAAAAGGTATTAAAGACGCAAATCCGAAATCATAGTCTTTTAGGAAATTAAAATGGCTCAGGTAGATTTAACAAAGATATCACTCCCATTTAAGGGAACATATGACAATAGTACAACTTATGTAAAAAAAGATATTGTTGTACATACTGATACGAGCACAGGTAGCACATCTACATATGCATACATAAATGCTACTGGAGCTGCAGGTCAAGCTCCTTCTAGTTCTGGTACAATTAATACTTCTTATTGGAAACAAATGTTACAAGGCCAATCTTTAGGCATAGGTAACAATAAACTTCTAATATCAGATGGTTCAGGAAATCCTTCCGGTATTGCTCTTGGTGGTGCAGGTCAAGCTGTAAAAGTTAATTCTGGTGCAAATGGATTTGAATTTGGTAGTGTTGGTGGTGCTATATTACAAGTTAAAAGATATCAATATAATAACAGACAAAATTTAAACTCAAGCAACTGGGATAATACAAATGTTGCTGTAACAATTACACCAACAGCAGCTGATAGTGATTATTATATAATGGCTCATATTAATGCTGCTCCAGATAACCATGACGCAAATGCTGTTTACAATATACATGATAGTGCTTTAGGTTCAAGTTATAGCACAACAAGTCAACATTGTTATACAAATCCTAGTAATAGTTCAAGTGGTACTAACGAAGGATATATGTCTAATTCTTGGTCAAATGGTGCAGATAGCGACGCTGATAATTTTAGAAATAACCAAACAGCTGTTGGTGGTATGTACAGCCCAGCTTCAAACAGCGCTTCTGCTAGAACATTTACGGTAGTTATGAAATGTCACCAAAGTAGCCATACTATGAAAATAAATGGTGTACAACAAGAACATGGACACTCTATTTCAACATCTTCAACTATTGAAGTATTTGAAATTGCAAACGGAACATATAGTTAATAAAATGTTTTATAATATGATTATGATATGCTTGATATTAAAGACCTCACACTAGAACATCACAAAAATGCAGAGCGACAAGAGTTTGTTAGAATACTCATGTCTGGCAATATAGATGAAAAACTATATGCAACTTACCTATACAATCAATTACAATGTTATGCCGTATTAGAAAAGTATGGTTTACACAATTCTCTTTTTAGAGATACGCCAGGTCTATTAAGAGCTGAACATATACATTATGATTATAGACATTTGTGGTCAGACATAGGCGCACCACCAGAAATAACTCAAAGCACAAAAGATTATATCGCACACATAGAATCAATACAAGATGAAGCTATGAAACTTTATGCTCATATCTATGTTAGACATATGGGTGATTTATCAGGTGGCCAAATGATAATGAAAAAAACACCTGGTCCTAATAGATATTACAAGTTTAAACATAAAGAGGTTGGCGATTATAAAAGAATTGTCAAAGAAACTATTAACACATATTTAAATGTTTATGAGCATTCAGTTGTTCCTGAAGCAAAATTTTGTTTTGAATCAGCAACTAAATTATTTAAAGAAAT